GGTCGCTGAGCTGGGTCACATTCAATACCATGCAATTGGGAATTGGAAGGTTTAGATGAACTAGCGTAATCCGAGTTGTCCATGGTTCTCTTGTCTGGAAACAATGGGTCAGTAGGGTCATAGTCAGTCGCCATGATTATGGATCCGAGCCCTTGAGCCGAACCATTAAAATCACTGGACGTGCTGACGAACTCAAACATGATACCATTGGGTTCCCACTGGTCATAAAGAGCAGCAAGACGAGATAGCCATGGAAACGTGCGATTGTTTGTCGGTTGAAGAGGGTAATCACGATTGAAGAAGGTGCCAGGTGTTGCTGACGATACAATGTCCCCAAGGAACTCGCGTTCAACAATGCGTGTTCCGTTGTTGCCGACTTTCGAAAATTTGGGTATCAGATTGCCATCACCAGTCGACTTTACTAGTGAATTGCTGACAATGTGATAATCCCCAAAACCTAAGATTTTGGCAACACCTTTGCCGGCGGAACGACCCAAATCGGACGAACCCATAAGTCCTCCGAGTTTGGCGCCCAGGCCTGCAAGTCCGGACTTAACGTCCGGAAGTTTGGAATCAATCCGGTCGAGACGGGACTGTATGTTGGACATTTCAGCATCCTTGATGTTGTAGTCACCTCTTCCAACAATACGGGGCTGTCGTTTGCCGGTATTGTTGTTTTTCTTCTTCGCATTGCGTTTTTGCATTATGAAAATCTGTCACTGCGGCTGATTTACAAAATCGTATTCGCCTTACGGCGCCACTCAAGGTGGGAACTGTGCGGGGGGTGGTCGTTAAGCACCTGGTTATACATGCCCCATAATGCGGTACTGCCGCTTACTGGTCTATCTCAACCAACTGTTGCAGGAGCGGCCAACTGCAAGCTTGATTCAGACGACAAGTCTTGATGTGTTTGACGAAAGCTGTCAAATCATCCAAACCAAGACCATACCTATGTCGGACAAAATCCCACGTCTCCGCACTATTGGTGTATCGGCGGCGAGTTGTGGGTCTGTGCAAGTATGGAATTGGTTTTACGCCTGGGGATAGACTCTCAATTCGCAACAAATATTCACGAAGGAATGGGATGTGAAAACAACTAGTCAACATACCCAAAGCCACCCCACGTGGGTCATCTTTGGTAGTTATAAGTTGCCATGGCAAACGTGCCAAAACACGCCCGATCTTAGGGCCCCAAACCGTGCCTTCTGATGTCGGGTATGGTATCATTTGACAAAATTCAGCGTCCCAAGGATTCTTGGAACTTTGGATAGTGCACTCGAAACCCAACTCAGCCTGGCGTTTGTGAAAATCTTCGTCGGAAACGTCTATACTCTCCAAGCGCAGATTGACAAAGTCATCTCCATTCCCAGCATACATGTTCTCGCCCCACTTAAATGGACCGAGACTATGGTCGCCCCCTGTTACATTACGAACAAAATTGTCGACAGACGTCTCGCTCACACCGGAGGACAAAACGAATTCAACTTTAATTTTGATAGGATGACTGGTTCCCAAAGCCCTCAAAACTTTGGTTTCCATCATAGCAGTAATGAAGTCGAGGTCGTCACATGCATTGACTTGAATGGTGACTAAAACTTCCCACGCATCCCCATTGCGATGCGCTTCAAACTTCTCCTGGTCCCCCCATTTGACCACGAAGGGACGTCCTCCAAATGATTTGACTGCTGCGTCATACCATTTGCCAAAACCATCGGCACTAGCCATCGGCCCGTTGACCCAACAACAGGCGGAGCCAACCCGCACAGGGAAGGCTTTGCGTAGATGCGCTGCATAGTGCTTGTGAAATGGCCCGGTGACCAATTGTCTCCGGGGGGAAAAACTCGTAATCAAACGAGGATCGGCTTTCGGATCACCACGATCCGTCAAATGTGTCGAACGTTCAGCTTTAATGAATACTTGAGCACGACAATCACTTCGTCGCAACGGCTCCGACTTCAGTGATTCAAATGCTTGCAAGTACCTCTCCTTCATATGCCCAGGTTGCTGATCTATCCAACGAAGATCTTTCTCCATGGTGCGAAGGTACCTAGGTGGCTTGAGCTTTCCAAGAAAGCCTTTGCCACTAAGGATGTCATTCTGCTTGACCGCCCATAATCCTAACAAAGGAGCAGGGGTCGCTCGTCCAACACGAGTTTGGAAACCACGTATGACATCGTCAATTGTGGCAGTGGTGCAGGTTGGTGGGCATCCCAAGACAATTAAGGACGGGCGCAGTCCATATTGTGGTGGGTTTTTGTATTTGTCCGGCACGACGAATTCAAAACTCGCTGATTCTTTCTGAGGCGGTGGAACGTTTGACTTGTGTCGTGAGACCGGGTCAAAGGTTTCAAGACCGAGTGTGACCGGAGTACGGCACACAGGGTCATTGCCTGTCGAGTAAACTGAACGATAAGAAGTATTGGAGTCATCGGTATCGGCTTGTGAATTGATATCGCAAGTACAACGCATACCACCACAAACGACGCAAACGTCGTCTAGTGTGGTTAGTTGAACATCTTCGCGATGGTCGTATTCACGGTTGTCGACCTCGTCTTGCTTCTCTTCAAAGTTCACTGGAACATACCTTTCGGCATGTAAAGAATCACCACCGGCTACCGGTGGTTGGGGTTTCTCATTCGGTCGCAATAACTTGGGTGGGGAGTAGGATCTACGTGGCACTGACGCTATACTAGAACCTAAACTGTCACTTCCAAAGCTATCTGGACAAACAAATGGGGGCACACTCGGTAACAAATTACCGAAGTGAGTATAACCTGGGAATTCGTGGTTAATTCCTATCTGTTTCGAAAACCTAGCTGGTATGTTTTCCGTCACAAGGTCTGATGTTGATGAGTCATCGGACGGGGGAGGGGAAACAAAATGTTCGGGCGGCGGTTGCGGCCCCAATGGTTCATCGTCAGTTGTTGCAGGTGCTGAAGGTGATGGCCATTGCTTCTCCACTATGGCCCGTGGAGGGAGGGGACGATTTCTTAGACCCACATCTAAGGCATCTTCCTTATCATGTTCGTCAGTTGAACAGGCTGCGAACGGTGATTGGAAAAATCGTGTAAAAGGCGTGTACCAGTGCTTGCGAGCTAGGGGTTTCCCACTCATGACCAAGTTATGATCTTGAATGAGGGCACCGAAGCGTTTGTTGTGGGTGGCAACGCGAGCCGTCTCCTCTTCCAAGGTCAGTGACATGGCTGCAATCGAAGAAAGCACCACAGCACGAGGCAGGAGAGAGAGAGGGTATCCTCCACTAATGAGGATTCTCCGAGCGTTAACACGGAGGGTACTAAGCAAAACGTGATCACGTTTCGCCAAAGTGCACATGCCGGCCAAATGATGAATCAATCCTGTGGGAATTGCTATCACTTGACGGGGGCCATCATGAATGAGGGCTGTGCCGTAACGCATGGTAATGCCAGTGATACCAACTACGTACGCTTCTGAACTCGATGAGACATTGGGGCCAATGGCATTGGCAGAAACCAAACCATCAGAAACAGTCTTCAAACGATGGATCCAGCCTTGATCAGCACGACCGACGTAAAGAGGGTCGAACCAGTCAGTCACCGAGCGCTGTGGGACGACTCTGTCCTCAGTCCAAAGCTTGTAAACATGTGTTTCAAAGTTTGTTTCAATCTTCTCCCAAAACAGAGTGCGAGCACCATCGGTGTAATGAGGTGCTTGCATCCAGCCGTTGTCTGGGTGTCGATATGGCCATTGGTTCCCCCTGGCTAATGCAGCAATGTAACCGTCAGTTTCAACATGCCATTGCATCTCAGAACTTTCACCAGACTGGTAAAAGTTGCCTGAGGCACCAAAAAGGTGGTGCACTGTGGCGTAAGCTACACGTCCACCGGTAAGGGCGGCGAGTAAGTAGTTTGGGCCAAAGTAATACAACGAATGTTGGAAAATGAGCACATCACAAGTGCGAACAAATTCGCAAGTGCATTTCTCCAAGAGGTGTGTACAATGTCGGTGAAATACCCCAGCCCTTTGGCGGGCGGCATCACCGGGTTGTTGCTCAGGGACCAAATGGTGCGTGTCACAATCACTGGATCTAAAACCATTCAAACGGAATGAAGCTCGCAAACGTTCGACGTTGGAACCGACATCGACGACTTTAAGCCGACGACCGAGTTCTCGCGACAACGCGATGACACTACGTGTAATAGTATGCTCCCCGAGCGAGCGTCCGGCACCAATCAAAGGGTGTCCATTGTCTCGTCGCGAACCAACTTTCCAATATGGATAGTATCCTTGCAATTCAAACTGTTTAACGGCATAATCACTAAGTGACTGCGGTACAGCAATTGGTATGAGTCCTTTCTCATCAAGTTCAGGTTGCTGCGGCAGTTCAAAGAAGTGCGGCAGGGCCTCACCAAGGCGCTTCTGCGTCCCGCGGATTTCATTATAATCGGCTGAGAGGCGTGCTTGCAAAGTCAAACCAGTTTCGGGCTCGGAGGCGGAATCGTGGCTAGACATGGGGATCGGTTAGATCGATAAAAC